GGCGCTCTCTTGAAAAGATCATGGACATGAGGGCTAAGAGTGAACCTAAGTCCTAACTTCACTTTAGAGGAACTAACTTCCTCAGAAACGGCAGACAGACATGGAATTGATAACACGCCTTCGGCAGAAATTATCGAAAATCTTAAACACCTTGCGGCAACTCTTCAAGAGGTAAGGACGCTACTTGGCAACAAACCAATCACGGTTTCAAGCGGCTATCGTAGCCCTGCGGTCAATGAGAAACTGGGTAGCAAACCGACTTCTGACCACTGTAAGGGTTTGGCGGTTGACTTTATTTGCCCGTCTTTTGGAACCCCCGATGAAGTTGTCCGACAGATTATGGCTTCGGATATACCGTATAAGCAGGTCATTAGAGAATTTGATAGATGGGTACATCTCGCGGTACCAGCGCCGGGAGAAGAACCGCGCCGCCAAGCGCTTATCATAGATAAGCAGGGTACTCGGAACTATGCCTAAAAAGAACGTATCTTTAGCCATCAGCCGGGGTGAGAAGTTACCTGTCAGCCGTGGTGCTGGCCTGACAGCCAAGGGCAGAGCCAAGTACAACCGGGAAACTGGGAGTGATCTGAAGGCTCCAACCAAAGATACCAGCAGCGGCAGGCACAAGTCGTTCTGTGCTAGAAGCCGTAACTGGAAAGGTGAACGCGGCAGAGCCGCACGTAAACGATGGGGGTGTAGATGAAAGCCAAAGGACTGTATTACAACATTAACAAACGCCGTAAAGAAGGCAAGACTCCAAAGAAGCCCGGACAGAAGGGCTACCCAACACGCGAGGCTTTCGTGCGATCCGCTAAGACCGCACGTAAACCACGCTAATCTCTCCTTCCCTGCCTTACCTTCCCGGCAGGCTTGAACCCCCCGGTCTATTGCCGGGGGTTTTTTTATTTAAGTCTGTTTACCTGATCGCAGATTACGCCTGCGACTAGCGCACGTTCCTCTGCCGTACCATCCACCATCTTGCAGATCACGCGATCATTTTCAGTAATGATCTCAAGACTGCCATCCCTGCGCGACATAACAGCCCAAGGTAATTGGCACATATCGACAACCCATTTCGGTTCATCCCCAACCTCATGCTCCCACCTTTGACGGTCATCATCGTCATCTTGTAATGTAGTCATTCTTTGGCTCCGGTGTCTCTACTAATTGCCCTGAAAAGTTGTAAGTGCCAAAGTGTCCAATCTTGCACCAAGGCGCTGCCCATACCTTGCCACCATGTTTGCGCCATTGATGACAAAAGTGATAATCTTCACTCAAAAGACGCTGGCTTTCAGGGTCTATGCTTTCCGTAAAAAACCTGTAGACAGGCTTGCCTCCGGGCATATGACTCATATCGTTTCTGAATATCGGTGTGTGTTCAATCATCTTCTCAAACACCTCACGCTTAATCAGCATGATCCCAGTGCCACCTGCTGCTACTTCAAACGGTTGGTTTTGAGGCACTGAGATGCTGGCTGAACCGTCTAGTAGGTTTACTACAAATGAACCCGTGAACTTGGATAGATCAGCCTCACCCCGTAGTGCTGCTTCTTTTACTGTGTGCCAGTTGATTTCTTTCTTCGGGCAGATACCGACAATGATCTCCTTGTCAGCCATCAGCATATGGTAAATGTCTGAGCCTCTCCACTGCTGGTCTGCGTCAATGAACAATAGGTGCGTGTTGTCAGTCTCTAAGAACTGATTAACCAAGTTGTTCCGTGCCCGTGTAATCAGGCTTTCGTTGAACATGAAAGCGCACGTAAGTCTTATGTTCTTGCTAGTGAATACGCCAGACATATCTAACAATGACTGCACAAAAACTCCAGTACAGTTACCGCCATACATCGGCGTTGCCAAAAAAATTTTATGTTTTTGCTCTTCCATGCTATCTCCAATTAGTGAGGGGTGCCAGAATCGTTGCCCCTCGGCAACGTCCTAATCACCGTCTTTTGCGGACGGATGCACCTCTGGCTGTGCGGGGGGTAATTCATTTCCTAAAAACTTGAGCATATCCTCCCACCTGACTAAGGCCAATGACTTCTCGCCATCAGCCCTCATCACTACGATGGGAGTCTGCCCCTCCTTACATGATGCCTCTGCCTGCTTCATAAACTCATACACAGCGATTTTGCGGCGCCGCTTACACTCGATCACGAACTGCTCAAGAATGATGTCACCCTCGCCAGCCTCCTGATACTGCACTAGGTTACGCCGTGTCTTATAGCCAAGGATCATGTATAGATCATTGACTACATCTCTCTCATACTGCGCCCCGCGCTGTCGCTGTAATTTACCCATTAGAACGGTACGTCATCATCGCCATCAAGCGACTTACTCGGAACTGGTTGCACGTTCTGCTTGTAGCCGGGATCGGGCTTCCAGTTATCTTCCTTCAGGGAGATTAGCGGCCCCCGTCCAGACTGCTTAGTCCATGCAGCAATCTTGACTGTCTCGCCTGCTGCATAGGCACGTTCTAATTTTAACTCTCCCTTCCAGTCTGGCCCTGACCCACCTTCTGCTTTTTTAGTGTTGGTGAATAATACGCCAGTACCCGGTTTGCGCTCTTCGTATGCCATCATCGTTCCTTTTTCAAATTCGCCCAATTAAACTGCACGCTCATTAACTCATTAAAATCAAAGTGCTTTCCAAAGCATTGCCGGAACGTCACCCCTTTTTCCTCAAAACCCCAACGCCTGTTGTCGTAGATATACACGGCCTCTGGCATTGTTACCACACCAGCAACAAAATCAATACCGCCTTTCGTTGCTCTCCACTTACCACTTCTAGCAGCCTGAGATTCAATCAGCGCCCAATGCTCTAACAGTGGATAGGTCTTGCTCTTTAGCATCCACCTTGGCGCAGTATTTTGAACGTCTACCCAATCGTCATCTCGCTTGTGGTCAATCATCCATTTCAAGCAAAGTGCTAAATGCTGGCTTAGTTTGATCTTATAAACCTTGCCCCATTTATCACAGCATGGACACTTGCCACCATCGCCTGCGATTGTCTGTTTCCAAGAACTGCGTAACCGATCTAAATACTCTGCCTCTTCGTTAAACAGCCTCAGTGTCGCGCCCATAGTTATGATCGTTCACGAATCTGAGTATTGATAATGTGCTTTGCGCTGCCAATCCCATTGCTTAACACCTCGTACAGACCAGCATTGACGTCACGCACCTGAGCAAAGAACTTACGATTGACCGTTTCAAACTCGCCTATCTTGAAAGACTTGTCCTCTACGCTAATCTTCTTGCTCTGCGCTACCTTATCGATCAGGGTCAAGAAAGCATCTACCCAACCATCAGCATCAGGATGATAGGAATAGGGTTCCTCACTGCCCGGAACAAACAAAGGCCAATCTCCGGCAGGCTCTTCGACAACTACTGGTAGTGTAGGAATCGGCTCTGCCTGCGGGATTACGATACTTTCCTTATGGGCATTAGGGATTGTTTCGACTTCGGTTTCGTCCAGCATCCCAAGTCCGCAATGAGCGAGCACTGATCGGCGTATTGCTTTGGTAGTGCATTTAAGTATTGCGTTAGCAAGGCCATCTCCTTTGAGTCCTCCGATACTAACGGCACCTTGGTTTTCGCTAGAGCGTCCATCAGCCCCTGTAACTCTGACTGAGACAACGTAAATATCATCCAGCCGTTCCTTATTCGTAATTTGAGTTGACAGTCGATGGATGTTACAGAGTTGTTGCGTGGCTCCCGCATTGGCATATAGCACCTGCTTTCCTGATAGGTTCAGCAGGTCAAACGGTTTGGCACTTGGATCAAGGCCAATCTGTTTACAACGGTAGTTGTAGTATTGAACTTTCTGAACTTGGTTTAGCCCCGACAAGTCCCCTTTGGTTACGATTGATTCGATGATCGCTGGATCGATCACAGCGACTTCACCCTTTGGCATACTGATTACGTTACTCATATTTAGCCCCTTACTTGATTAGAAAACGCCGACTACCCGGCTGCTCGACTACAAACTTCTCATAAGTCTCAGGCAATGCCTGCTTCAAAAGGTCAGCAGAGAAACGCTTACTAGACTTACTAGACTTCCAAGTGGCAAGGATTGAGCCATCGAAAGCCTTAAGCGTAGCCTTCGATTGCATAGCCGCTTGGATCATTTGCTTCAAGCCTTCTTCAGCCTCCTCGTACTCTTTCATCTTGGCCTTGATCTGGCCTAGTTGCTGGCAGGCTAACTCAAGCGCAGCGTTAGCCACCATGTCTGAGCCATCGTCAACCTTGTACAAATCTTTGGTTGCATCAGCCATCGTCACTGGGTTCCAGTTGCGGGTCTGCACCTGCGCCCAGAACTCAGCCATCGCCCGGATGTGAGCCTCGGCCTCCAACTGAGTAAAGTTTTGCGGGAAGTGGCATAACTCCTGACCACCAAACAGAACAACCAGAACGATGTTCTGCACCCCCTCATGGACTATCTGCTCGTGCAAGCACTGAGCGCGATACTTCTCGGAAACCATCTCCGTGCCATCATCGCCATACTTCTTGCGCTGGTGTACGCCAAGGTTCTTGACCTCATACAAGGTCTTGCCATCGGAAGAGATGTAGTCAAAGTGTGAGGCCATCCAATTGTGCTTTGGATGATGCAGAGTGTAGTCTGCGTCTTTGAACTCCCAACCCCAACGCCCCGCAGCGATCCGCATAATAGGTTCTTGCATAAGCAATCCCATCTGTACGGGTTCTACGTCTGAGAGATCAGGAGCGTCTTTTTGCCCCGTCTTTTGCAGGTAGACTTCACCGCCTTTACCTTCAGCGATCATGCCTGCGTCACTACTCCAAATTGCCTTGTCGCGCACGGCAAGGTCTTTTTCGCTTAATGCCATATCAGCCCCCAAATTAAGTTAGCGAAGTTACACGTTACTACAGAAATATCGTTTATGCAAGAGTGGTCTATTAAGTTTAAGCCAATCCTCGGCTTCCATAGTGTTTTTACTGTCAGCACCAAAGCCACGCCCAATCGTGCTTGATCCTACGTGGTGAACGTAGGCGCGGCTATTGAAGTGTTTGAAGCCCTCCTGAGCCATGTCATAGCAGGCCACGTTATCACTATAAAAGTTTGTAGGCGGAAAGCCCGGAAACCCTTCTCGATCCACACTGGCAAACAGCGGTGCAGTCCACTCTACCTGCTGGATTGTCTCCTCACTTGCCCACTTCATGCCTGCCCACGTATCGTTTTCTTGCTTGGCGCGGATGTTCTGAGGCATTGAGGCCATGTTACTGCGAGCCGATAGAAAGCCCACCTTGTGCCCCTGCTGCTTGAGTAGCACTCGATCATGGCAAAGCAGCCAGTATGTATTGGGATCAAGCACAACGTCATCGTTAGCCATAATAACTGTCTCATGCCCATCGAGGAACGCTTGGGTTATGGCATGGTTGAACGAATCTCCGAAATTAGTCTTATCGTTTTCCCCTAAGTAATGCACCCAATCCTGCATATCTATGGAGTCCCACTTGCCGTACACGTAAGTGGTTACTTCCCTTGGCACGTACATCCAGATTGATTCTAGGAGTACGTTTATGCTCTTGCTGCCCTTAGTTGCTATGACTATCGGTGTCATCGGTCATCTCCAAAGCCAATGTAAATGCCAATGGCTACAACGACAGCCAGCAACATGAATAACTCTATGAGCCAGTTCATATCGACTCCTCTACCCTGATCGTTACACGCACTGGCTTGGCCTTGGCAAACCAGTAAGCATCGGTATCCAAAAAGGTCTGAGCATCTTTCCTAGTTCTGAAAGTCATAGTTTTGAATGGTATGACAAATTGGTAGTGCAAGAGGTCGGGTCGTTGAACGAACCTGCCACGCTTGTCTTGCAGTGCCCAACAGCGAATCTTGATCATTTTTATAGCCACTCCCTGTTATTTACAAACCAGTCTACGGTATGCACTAAACGCTGTTCTATGGGTTGTGGCTCCCATCCAAGGCTCTTCATCAACCCACCGTCCAAGGCATAGCGCAGATCATGCCCCGGCCTCGATGAGTGAAAGTCCACCATTTCGTACTTAAGATCACGGCCTACAAACCTAGCAATCATCTGGGCCAGTTCAAGATTGTCTAACTCTGTGGCGCCCACGATGTTGAACTTAGAACACTTGGCACCACCGAAATCAACGCCCACCTTCGGCTGCTCAGTCAATAAAAATAGCAACGCTTCGGATACGTCTGTGGCATGGATATAGTGTCTTGAGCCTGCCTTTGTCTTATCCGGGTTGCTATGGATAGTGACAGTCTCTCCATTCAAGACCTTACGGATGCACATAGGGATGAACTTTTCTGGCGATTGACGCTCCCCAAATACATTCATGGTGTGTGTAATGTATATAGGAATACCGTATGTATTCTCGTAGGCTACGGCAAACTCTTCTGCCCCGGCTTTGCTAGCAGAGTAGGGATTGGTTGAGTTGTACCTATCGCGCTCTTGGTAGGATATTCCTTCAGGCGCAGGGCCAAAGACTTCATCTGTACTAAAGTACACGAAACGATTGAGATTCTGTGTGCGAGCAAAGTCTAGGATATTGACCGTACCGATCACGTTATCCATAGCAAACTCAAGCGGAAACTCAATAGATCGGTCTACGTGGCTTCCTGCTGCTAGGTGCAGGATTACATCGACCTGCCCGATATGAGCCGCTACATGAGGGTTGATTGCGGCCTTCAGATCGTGGTGAACGACCTTGACTCTAGCCTTAGTTGGTCTATCGAATGACTCAAGCGCATGGCTTAGGCGATTCAGATTGCCAGAGTAGTCCAACCGATCAAGGCTTACGATCTCAGCATTGGTGTAGGTTAGCAAAGCATGGATGACATGATGACCAATGAAACCTGCACCACCAGTAATTAGAACCCTCATTTGTCCCTCCAAGCAATAAATCCTATCAGGACAAAGACTAGCACCACAAACCACGCCAATTCTTGCGCTGTCTCTGCGGCCTGCCCTGATCTTATCCACCAATCCATCTGGTTCATCGGGCCACCTCATCGACTATTCTTTGGATCATTGAGCAGTGGTGCCGTAACTCAGTGGCAACCCCGTCAATATCCTCCCAGTTGGGTTTATAGGCATTGCGGCAAAGCCGGTTCAGGTCAGTCATTAACTTGTTCATCTGCACTACATGACTGCCAACGTCAAACAACATTGGATCAATGTCTTTCATATCAGCCCCCTGATTGATTAGTCTAGTCTTGCTTCTTGGTCTAACTGTAACCTGCGTTCCTTGGCCTTGGTTAGTAGGTCTGCTACCTCGTTAGCCTCTTGTCTGATGCGATACAACCTCTCAGCCAATTGACGCTCTACAACTAGGCTTTGCAGTGCTATGTCCATTGCTTCTTGGATACTGTATTCACGCTGTACATTCATGGTTAACCTCCGTTGATTAGGTATGTGTAAACGTCTACACAATATGAACCGTATACCCATGTTTGTCTGTTGTCAAGCGGGAAATAAAAAGGGGGGCTTTCGCCCCCCATAGATTAGTGCTTTAAAGTGATCACCTCAAAGTCGGTGATTTCTTGATTGGTGTCATGCTCGAAGATTCCACTGTGGTCTGCATACCAGCCGTTACGGTTGGTCATGTCGATCAGAACCACCTTGATCGTTTCTCCAAATGAGTGCAGGTCTTTCCAGTCTCTCTTAGCCTGTTTGACTGCCCTCTTGACCGCTTCATCCCTGTCTGAGTTGTAAGCCCAAGATGAACCGCCACCAACAAAAACGATGCCGCAATAGTTTGTACCCATTGAGTACCTCCATGATTAGGATTGTTAAAGAACGATGAGAGTCTTCACTCTCATTCACTATTATACACGTTCTATACAGTTTGTCAAGTCACTTGATACCACGATATGAAAATATGCTGTGGATAACTAAAAATATCTGTGGATAACTCTGTGGATAACTTATTTGGGTTGTGGATAACCCTGTGGATAAGTTGTGGATAAGTGCTGTGTTACAATGCTCCCTACTATATGTTTTATATGCCTACATCTAGAGGGTTTACATCTACGTAGTACTTATCAATTCTAGAATGTAAACATAGCCTAGATAAAAAATTATCTAGTTAACTAAAATTCTAGGTTTATAGGTGGGTAGTATCTAGATTTAGGTTTAATCTAGATTTAGGACATATAGGGCGATTGTGGATAACTTTGGGCGCATGGCTAATGCGACTACCAGTGAGCATTGGGCATACGCGCATAGTCAATGCGACCTCTAGTGGCGATTGACGAAAAATGAGGGCAAAAGCGTTTGAAAGTGAAAAACGATTAAAAAGCCCGTAGCGGTCATAAAAAAAGCGGGGAATGGTAAGACCTCACCCCGCCATTGAAAAGCCCGTGAAGGGGCTTAAAACGCGCCGAATACTATAAAAATGAATCCATAAAAGAATGGCGCGACAAGAATGGCGATCAAAATGGCTTTTTCGTCACTCATGCCGCCCTCGCGATTGGAATCACCCGGCGGGCGATGCTATCGGCTAACTTCTCGCGGGTACCGTGAGCCCGAAAGCCGATAATCGCGTCACGATCCGCACGGGCACATAATCCGCATGATTTGCAGGTGACATCGTCACGGCTCTGGGCCGGACATACGATAATTTTACGGCCCTCTGGTGTATAGGTTTTTTCTGGTGTATCAATTGGAACCACCACCACCACGGGCCCGGCTTCTAACTTCACAAGGGTATCGGCCTCTCTGGCGTTATCGGCGGATAAGTTAACCGTAAACCCTGCCCGATTAGCCGCTTTAATGGCCCGAATAGCCTGAGCGCTTTTCTTGTGAGAGTAAGTAAAGCCCCTTTTTCCCATATTGGATAAAACGAGAGCCGCCAGCGCTTTAGAATCTACCTTCTCACCCTCTCCCGGTAGATCACCGGCGATATTATGGCGCCAGAGCGTACCTTGAGGGAGAGCCGCGACCTTATCGCATAATTGCGACCATTCGATACCGTCACGCTCGACCCGGTTCCAAGCCAGTGACGTATAGTATCCCTCCGCATAGCATGAGGCCCGATAATGCGGGCATGAGGGCGGGCAGGTGTCCCGGCCTGAGTAGGTCACGGGAATCGGCCCGGTTTTAGAATTGCTAGACTTTAAAACGAAAATTACGGCCTGAGCCGCTTTTGATTTTTGCATGATAAGCCCCTTCGATTAGGATCACCGGATCAATTCCCGGCCCGGTATCCCCTGAGACATCCCAAGGGATACAAGGCCGGAAACTAATCAAGCCGTGAATCGGCATGGCAATCGATACCCGCATTGCGGAGTACCTGAGCAAAAGCGCCCGAATAAGCCGCTTTGCGCTCTACGCTCTGCCCGAATTCGCTAACCCATATGCATAAGCCCGAAGGATAATGCGAGCGCGCTAACCCTTGTTTTTTCGCCCAGCGACCGAAGGCCGTGTTACCGGGGAAAGCGATCCAAGCGAACCCGCAAGCGCCATCGTCTACACATTCGATAGGTTCGCCCGTAGAAGTACAGATAACCATCGGGATCGGCCTGCATTCGCGGCCCGCTTTGATACCGGCTGCATGAGCGACACTGGCGAGAGCGTAAAAGCCCGCGTCACGCTCTACGCGTAGCCGGGTATCGTGAGCGATTTTCTCGCGGAGAGATGAGAATTCTTGAGCGTGCATGGTGAACCCCTTATGTGATTTAAGAGCCTATACGATAATGCATTTACGCGTTTAGTGCCCCATATATACATACATTTTTTTTTATAGGATTCTTATCTACGATAGTCTTTTACTATATGTAGGTGTTCTTATATATATATAAGACAGTAAGGATAGACGGCGAGATTGGGGGGGATTGACCACCCGCGCTTTAGTCGCGGTGCACAATATGGGACATGACACCCTTGCTGTTGTTAGCCTTTCCCCTGCGCAATCATGGCAATTAATGCCTCTCCACCGTGTGATTCTTTTGCCCGTGCAAATGTGGCGATCAAATGGGTTTGGGGTTGCGTTTTTCAGTGCCCCATAACCGTCCCCGCCCCAAGGAAAAATCAGGTTTTCCTATAATGGCTACGGGTGCGGTAACAATCTGTCTGGCAACGCTGAGATCGGTTGTTGTACACAGCCGCACCCACCATTTATGCTAATATCTGTCCATATCGTTTAAGGAGGATGTATGGAACAGATGTATCAGATAGAAAAGAACGTACCGATACCGCAGCCGAGAAAGAGGTACTCGTATCCGTATGCTCAGTTGCAGGTGGGGGAGAGTTTTTTGGTTACCGGAATGAAGATGCAGTCTTTATCCAACATGAATCTGAGGAATGGGAAGTCTTTGGGTAGACGCTTTGTTTGCCGCAAAGAGGGCGATGGCATACGGATATGGAGGATTGAATAATGGCACTTACAGACCAATTAGAACCTACGGCTAAGTTGAGGATTGTGAAGGTGTTGGAGGAGTATGTGCTTCAGCAGTGGTGGAGTAATGCGGTCAACGTCAGGATGGGGCCAGCGCAGATGATCAAGGGGGAGTGGAGAGACATCCCTGTGGTGGAAGAAGAGTGAGCGAGGTGTTGTTTGCCTTTGCCGTTGGCCTTGTCTGTGGCTACGTGCTTGGAGTTGTGATGGGGCAAGTCTAATGACTGTGCGGGGGTTTGATGTAAAGAAAACGGCGCAGGCTTGGTTTAAGCAAGCGTCTAATCTGGATAAGGATTACTTTTGGCGCTGCATGAAAAGCCATAAGGAAAACTCTAAACCTAATGGAGACTATCCTTATTGTGGTATACACGCTGAAACGTATAAACTAATGGTTAACCACCCTTGGGGTCAGGAGTATCTAAAAATTGTCAAACTTAAATAAGGTTCTCCCTCAGATTGCTCCCATGTGTACCGATATGTGGGAACACTTTACCACCCTTAGAGACTACGCAAAAGAATGTTCTTCCGTGGTTGAAATGGGGGTAAGAGGCGGATGCTCTGCCTACGCCTTGGCTGCTGGTTTAGAGGCCAGCCCCTACAAAGGCAAGTGGATGCTCTACTTGGATATTAACGCCTGCCAAAACCCAAAGTTAGAGGAACTATGCAAACTGTCTGAGATCAGCATTGAGTTTAAGCAGGCAGACTCCCGGCACATTGATATACCTACCTGCGACCTTTTGTTTATTGACACCCTGCATACCTATGGGCAATTGAAGGTGGAGTTGGAGTTACACCACTCCAAAGCCAAGCGGTACATCATCATGCACGACACCGATGCCCCTTGGGGGTTTAAGAATGAAGTGGATGATGGCTCACCTGATCGCGGTCTTTGGCCTGCTATTGAGGAGTTTGAAAAGGAACACCCTGAGTGGCAAGTGCATGAGCGATTCCGTAACTGCCACGGTTTGACTATTTTATTGAGAGCCTAATGCACGAATCTGCAATAACCAATGCTAGGCGGTTTTTTGACACCTACGCAAAGCATAAAGAATCTGGTTTGGTTATTGATATTGGTAGCCAAGACGTAAACGGTAGTCTGCGTTCTGTATGCCCAGAGCAATTTGAATATGTTGGCCTAGACTTTCAAGAAGCAAATAACGTAGATATTGTTCTTACAGACCCATATCAATTGCCATTTGAAAACCAATCAGTTGATATTGTGGTGTCATCTTCTTGCCTTGAACACTCAGAATTCTTTTGGTTGACATGGCTTGAGATTGCTCGCGTAGTAAAACCTGATGGTTTGATCTACATAAACGTACCATCAAGCGGAGATCATCATCCGTATCCGGTAGACTGCTGGAGATTTAGACTAGACGCTGCTACTAGCCTGATGAACTGGGCTAACCGCAATGGATACCCAACACGGCTCTTAGAAGCCTATACAGACCATGTATGCCCTTGGAAAGATTTTGTGGCTGTCTACGTTGGCGATGAGGCTAATGTGCCTATGTATCCTAAACGGATTGATCTCTAATGAAGTTTGACACTAAGAAGTTTTACCAGTTTTGCCGCAACCTAAAGATTGAATCTAAAGAGCAAGGCATGATTACCTTGGGGGAAACCCTATTAGGTACGCAGACCTATGTGATTGATGAGGTAGCCAAGGGTCTAGAAGACAACATTCATTTCTTTATTGTGCTTAAAGGCAGGCAGTTAGGTATCACCACTATCAGCCTTGCTATGGATTTGTACTGGCACTTCCTAAACCCCGGTATGCAAGGAACGCTTACAACCGATACGGAGGAAAACCGTGAACAGTTTAGAAGCACCCTACAGATGTACATGGACGGACTACCAAAGGAATACAAGATTCCTCTCATGTCCCACAACAGAAACCAGATGGTTCTTAAAAACCGATCAAGGATGTTCTACCAAGTCGCAGGCACAAGATCAAAAGGCACACTGGGACGCGGTAAAGGTATCACTTTCTTGCACGGCACTGAGACTTCTTCTTGGGGTGACGAAGAAGGACTCGCCTCTCTTCTCGCCTCCCTCGCAGAAACAAACCCCCTCAGATACTATATGTTTGAATCCACCGCCCGTGGGTTCAATATGTTCCATGATATGTGGGTAACAGCCAAGAGAGCGCGTACCCAAAAGGCCATATTCTGTGGCTGGTGGCGCAATCAACTCTACGCTTCTGACCCAAAATCCGATGTATACCGCGTCTACTGGGACGGGAAACTCTCAGCAGAAGAAAAAGAATGGACGCGAGAGATCAAAAAGGTTTACAACTACGAGATCAATAGCCGCCAGATGGCTTGGTGGCGCTGGAAACTGCACGAAGGACTCAAAGACGAAGGCTTAATGTACCAAGAGTTTCCTCCCACAGAGGACTACGCCTTTGTGATGACCGGCTCATCCTTCTTTTCTACCAGCAGATGTACTGATGCTATGAAAGTAGCCAAGTCTATAGACGCAAACTATTACCGTTTCTCTATGGGGGCAAACTTTCAGGATACTGAGTTACTACAGTCTACCGCACGGCTTGCCACGATGACTATTTGGGAAGAGCCAATAGACTCTGCCTACTATGTGATCGGTGCTGACCCTGCCTATGGCTCATCTGATTGGGCTGACCGCTTTTGTGTGCAGGTCTACCGCTGCTACGCCGATGGGCTAGATCAGGTGGCTGAATTTTGCTCATCAGAACTCAATACATACCAGTTTGCGTGGATTATTTGCTACTTGGCTGGCGCTTATAAGAACTCAACCCTAAACCTAGAAGTCAACGGGCCGGGGCAGGCAGTCATTAACGAGATGCGTAACCTTAAACGGCAGGCAACCGCTATGGGTGGCTCTGATGCAGCAAGCCTACACAACGTGCTAGCCAATATGCAGCACTACCTCTGGAGGCGAAATGACAACTTTGGTGGGGTGTCAAACAGTATTGGGTGGGTGACTACTCACTCCAGCAAAGAACGGATGCTTAATTACTTCAAGGATTACTTTGAGCGTGGTATGTGTAATGTGTATTGCATAGATTTACTAGATGAGATGAAAGGTATAGTACGTGACCAAGGGACAATTGCAGCGTATGGAAGGGGAAAAGATGATCGCGTTATTGCTTCAGCGCTGGCCTGTGCAGCCTATGCAGAGCAAGTCCAACCAAGACTCATTGCCCAAAGACTTACCCGTGTTAAAAAAGAAGCCCAAGACACAGCCGCCACAAATCCTGAAGGAGAGCAGGTCAGGAAACAGGTCAATAACTACCTCAAGGCACTTGGCTTTTAGGTATGG